TCGTGTGTGTAGCGGGCTGTGAAGGATTCCAGTGCTGTGTCGTACTGAACGCCGGCACCCTCGGTTTTCACCGGGGCTTGACCGAAGCCAGTCAACATGACCTCTTCTTCAAATGCACGATCAGATGTCTCAATAGAGAAAATCTCTTCGTGCTCGTTTTCGTAACGCTTGTACTCTAAACCGAACAGTGCGTTCAGGCCGGGCTCAAGTTCTTTTACTAGTTGGGAACGTGTAATAGCCATGATTATGCTCCGTCAGCAGCAACACCGACGCTACCGTACTGGTGTTGATTAAGTTTAACAACAACAACTGTATAGGTACCTATTTCGTTGTCGGGCTGCTCGCTCACACCAACAATCTTGAAAGTCAAGGCTTGTGTTTTTGCGATAGAGGCAGAGCTCAATGAACCAGCAGAAACACCAGTCGTTGTGCTACCAGTTGTGGAAGCAGTAGGATCAGCGTTCTTGCCAATATTGGCCTGAGTAATTGCACCGTCGGCTTGCACCAAAAACAGTTGTGATGGGTCATCCAACACTTCACAAGCAATAATGCCTTGAGTAATGTTGACGCTACCGGGGTAGAAGTTTTTCCATGTGGGCTTGCCCGCACGGGTTGGGTCATAGTACTGGCAACCGTTGAACACGCCTGTGGGGGCGGTGTGCGTGGATGCGTCATACTTAATGATGTAACCGTCATATACGACGACTAAATCGCCTTGATAAATTGCTCCGGCTTGATTGTCCTGAATTTGATAGCCATACTGCTTCTGGGCACCAGTAGCAGACAAGTTACCAACGGGACGCAAACCAAAAGGCTTATTAACGTTTGCCATTTGTAGCTCCTACAAAAATTAAAGAATCAACTTTTTAGGGTTGACGGAATGAAGTGCGCGAGCTCCTCTCGGGGCTCTGGATCCGCATTGTAGAGTGAGCGTTTTCTCGCATCATCTCGTTGTCAACAGCGTGTAACTGTTCCTGAGCCTTACGACGGTAATACTCGTTGCGTTCTTCAATGGTCTCATCGGGAACTCTTGCAAGCAAAAGTCCACCTACAGAAACCACTCCAGCATGCTTACCGTCATCAACGGTAGGCATCATGCCTTGGTATTCTTCGGGCAACTCTTCGAGACGGACTAGTTCATAGCCCTCACGAAGACGACTGTAGACGTTAGCCTTGTCCAGTTGACCGTTTACTTCAGCACGAATCCAACGATGCTTAAACCCTTCAGGGGCAGGAGGCGCGTCAAGACGTGAGGGAGGGGTCCAAGGACGGCGACGTTTTTCCGTATCGCGTGTTGCGCGAGGGGCTTTGTCGATAGTAACTTTAGTCATTGTTTCACTCCTTAACATACTTGGCATACTCTTCAAGAGGAACGCCCAGTTTTTTTGCTATAGCAACCTGACTCGGCGAAAGCCGGACAGTACGGCGCGCACTATTTATTCCCGAACTACGGGCGGCAGGGGCAACAGCAGGCGCGGAACGCTGTTGTCTGGATTGGTCTTTAAACTTGTCTGGAAAAGTACTCCGAACACGCTTGTCAAGTTCAGTATAGTACTCATCTGAAGACGGGTCAACACCTTCTTGTTCAACAAGTGTTTGGTGTATGCCCCACGCAGCATAAGTCATCACGCGGTCTTGTCCAAACCACGAGTTTTGTTCTGCCCATTCCTCTGCACGAGGGCTAGGCGCAGGACGTTGTGGTTGCGGAGCAGGAGCCTGTTGCACAGGGGCTTCACGCTGCTGCTTAATTGTCTCTTGCTGTGTCTGCAGCCAACCGGCCACCTGACGCTGCTCACCACCCAAGGCAGACAAGCGCTCTTGCGCTTCCAACTCCGTGTTGATGTCGTTCTCTTCACGCGCTTTGGCAATGATTTGACGCAACTGGGTCTGCTGTGTCTCAAGCCTAGTCTTAGCTTCGTTCAAACGGCTGTAGTCCGTCTGTACAAGCTTCTGTTGAAGAGTTTGTGTTTGAGTCTGCAGGCCCTTAGCGTACTCAAGGGCTGCTTGCTCACGGCGCTCGGCCTCGCGCATGCGTGCAGTCAGTTTAGAGATTCGTTTTTGGACGCCTTCACTAACCTCATCCAATTCATTCTTAGGAGCAGCTTCCTGTTCCGGCTTTTGGAAGATATTAGCTTCCGGTTCCGGTGCCGCAGGACCCTCATCATTCTCGGGACGGTCAAAGCTCACGTCTGTGGCTTTTTCACCTTCTCCAAGGTCAAATTCAAGTTGGGAGTCATTCAGTACTTGTGTCATATGCTTCCTTACATGTGCAGAATGTCATCTGGATCGCTGATTCGAGCCAGAATTTCGTCATCATTGAGAATACGGATCTCTCCGCCATCAATGCCCATACGTGCGCCAGCGTACCGACCAAAAATGATCCAATCGCCTTCTTTACACCAAGGACCGTCCGGAAACTTGTCGGTGTCTTTGTATGCGAGTGGGCCAACGGCCAAAACGTATGCACAAGTGGTAGTGAGTTGCTGTCGTTCCAAGGTTTCTTCGGCTAATTCAATGCCGCCCTTGGTTTTCTTAGCGCCTCTGTAGGGCAACACCACAACGCGCCAGCCAGTAGGCTGTGGTAGGTGATCCTTGATGTTTTCGATGCGCTGCTCTTCTTCTGCCTCGGCTACAGCAGCAGCCTCCGCAGCAGCGGCTTCAGCGGCGGCTTTTTCCACCGCTTCCTCAGCCCATCGCTTCTCTAATGCAGTCATTTCCATCTGTTGGTCCTTTATTGATCAGAGTTCTTGTTCAAGGCATCCTGTATGGCTTCCTGAACAAACGCATAACCCTCTAACCGGCCCATCAAATGTTTGTACTGCTCCATCGACTTGACATTGCCGCTGCTAACGAAGTCTTTAGTTTCGTTTTCAAGCCTGCGAATGGCAAATATGACTTTCTCTGCAAATTCAAGCATGGATAACTCCAATGAAGCAGACAGATAGACCCCTGTCCGAAGGTTACGTGTGCATTATGCACACTATTACGCTATTTTTACCTTCTTAAATGCATCTTTTCGGTAAACATACGTTACTTTTGGATCATTTTGTGGTGTTTTTACACGTTTTGGCGCTCCGGACATCTCCTTGGGCGCTTTTTTAGGACTTTTTGCTGCTTTGGTTTGCATTTTTTGCTCCTTGTTGGGCATTTCGTATGGCATCTTGTGAATTCTTCTGTGCAGCAGCCTGTTGTTGCAGTGCCAAACGAGCAGAATCAAACTGAACATCGTTCTGTTCTTTCATTTGGTCAAGGCCAATACGCTGTTGATCCATCTGAAGCTTGGCTTGATCGCGCTGAGCGCTCTGAGAGAGTTCTTGTTTCTTCAATTCAACCAGTGGATCGGTCTGTGGACCCATCAATTGGTTCTGCAAAGCCTTGACCTCTTGGAAACCTTGCGCAACCTTGATTGCAATCATCGCTTCACGCTGCAAAGAGGAGATAAGTTGGTCAGGATCTGTGCCGTACTGCTGGAACAACTCGGCTTCCACCTCTTCTTCCGCCTTCAAACGGATGTGATCAAAGATGTGCTTCTGCAGAGTAACTGCAACGTTAGGCATACCCTGCATCATGGGGCTCATACCAAACAAGATATGGGTCATGATGTGCGCATCGTGCTGCTGGCCAGCAAAAGCTTTGAGGGGTGAGCCGTCCAGCGCCTGTGCGTTCTCGCTTGCCGGATCCTTTGGCTTGTCCACCTGCTGTGTGTTCAAAATGGTGTCGATATCACGCACACCAATGGCTTCATACATGCGGCGGTAGGCCTCATACATGTTGTGCATCTGCGGTGCGCTCTGCGCCAACTGCAACTGTGTCTGCGCCATCGTAATACGCTGGGCAACAGAGAAGATGTTGGGATCAGAGACAGGCAATACATCAATGCGGTCATCAAAGTCACGCGCCTTGATTTTGCGGCTCTCACCGGGCACATCGTATGGGTACTCAGCAGGCAAGTAATCTGCAAAACCCTTAGCCAACAATTGAAATTCCATGCGCTGGCTGTAATGCAAACGCTTGTGGATAGCAGACATCACCGCACTGCCTTTTTCAAGCAACGCAATCGTCGTTCCCACAGCAGCATTCTGGTTGCTGTCACCCACTTGCATGTCAGTAATGCTTGCCAAACGGCGGCCAGCATCTACGCAGAACCCAAGCAAAGCAAACAGCGTCTGGCTAGGCTCTTTGTACGGCAATGGCAACAAGGATGCAGACAACTCTGCACCACCAGCGTCCATGTCCCTGAACTCACCCGGTGACAGTGGTGTATCGTCGTTTGCAATGCGCGCGCCCTTGGCCTTAAAGCCTGCTGGCAGGTTAGCCAGCGTTCCAGCGTCCACCAATTGCTGCAATGCAGATGTAGCTGTCTTTGTGAGACCACCAACCAAGTGCAAGAAGCCCAAGCCATAAGCTCCGGGGCCTTGAACCAGCAAGTAATGCACGTAGTACTGCTTGCGGGCAAACAGAGGATCGCCCTCTTTCCAGTTACGGCGCACACCAACAACAGACTGAGAGATCTCGTCAATTGTGACGATGTATGGCAGCTTGATACCTGTCTCTTCGCCGTCTTCATCCTTGTGCTCAAAGCCGCGGATGTCCAAATCAACCAAGAACTCAAGCAAACAGATCTCTTCTTCCACACCCGTAGGATCAACGCCTGTTGTGCGGTCAGTTTCCTTCTTGATGATGCTCTGGCCCGTCTCTGCCGCAGTCGTCATCTGCGCTGTATCCAAGTACTGACCACGGATCACGGCTTTGCGGTAATCGTTGGTGGACATCGGGACGCGGTGCGTGATCCGCTGGCACTCGCTCATCACAGAAGAGCCGGTGTAAGGGATATAAAGGTTATCAGGCAGCACCAAAGCACTTACCATGCGGCCTTTGGTCTCGTCGTAATAGACTTTCTTGAACGCAGACCCACCAAAGCCAACATAGAACAGCAACTGATCAAAGTCAGGCGTGTACTCTTCCATCACCGTGGTGATTTGGTAGTTCATGAAGTCTTTGACGCGGTCCGCTTGCATCAACTTCTCACGTGTCTCTTTGCCCAATACCTGTGTACGCACAGGACCGCCCGCGGGCATCAATTCCTTCAGCGCTTGGGCTTGGAACTGCACAATACTCTCTGTCAAAAGTGGGTGCTGCACGCCGCACGCGCCCTTGAATGGCTTGGTACGCTCTTCAAACGTAAAGCCCAGCATCTTCATGCCCTTGCTGTACTGCTCTTCCCACTCTTTGCGTGAAGATTTGT